TACATTATGCGAAATCTCAGCATAAAAATCTCCTGGTAAAAATACTGGATAAATTAGCCTGGTGCCAGGGGCAAAAACCCTGGTTAAATCACCTGGTAAATATATTAATCCTGGCGAAGCCAGGATGCAAAAAACCCAGGATAGACACCTGAGCTTTGAACATATTCCCCATTATGCGAAATCTCAGTCATCAAAACATACAGCAAGTAAAGCGAAGAAAGCACCCATCAAAAGCCAAGTAACATAGAGCTGCTCAGGTGTAATATTTTGCCAATCCATACATAACCCCCATTATGAAAAATCTCAATAAGGTACTTTCTTTAATTTTACAAGCAAAAGTTTTCGAGCGAAAAGAGCATCCTTCCAGCTTATTTTTTTTCTACATAAAGCAAAATTAAATTCATAAATAATTATGGATCTTAGATTGCGCTCAATCCTAAAAGTATTGTTAAAAACAATATCACCCGTTTCTAGAAATTGATCTAATTTTTCTTCAGCAATTTGCTGGGCATAAACCAATTCATTAAAAGGAAAATCAATAAAATCTTTCGGAACAAACCTACCAGAAGGATGTCTATATAAATCATCATCTTTTCTAAAAAACTGTAATATTTTGCCAATCACTTTGTATTTTTCCTATAGGAGTTGAATTTATCAAAAACTAAGACAATTCCAATTAACAACAAAACTATTACACCTATAACCTCATCCTGATTCATAGCTCTATTCCCCCAGTAGCGTTTGTATGAAAAATTCTTGTATGTCTTGTTTGCTGTGAGAATAGCATTGTACGCCCACAGTAACGACATTCAATGTATTTCAAGGTGTAGTCTTGCAAAAATCCGTAGACTACGCCTTGCGACCCTTCCGCACTGCTACAGGGACTCGCAATTCCCCTGAACGGCTTTTTTCGGTTACTTCTACGGTAGAACATATAGACGGTTTTTAGTAATCAAAGGGAAATGCTTTAAGATTTTGGCATTGCAATCGGTTGCTGTTGCTGTTGTGCAAAATAGTTGAAAGGTCTATCACCATCTTCAATTAACTTCTTACAATCGTCACTGGAGACATTAAGCTTAGTTCCTTGCTGTGTATATGCGTAATATTTGCCTTGATACTTCACACAACCACTGAAAACTGGCTTAGCAGTCGCCTGATACTCCATACTTTGCGATAAGTCGTTATATGGTGAATTCGGGTTATAGCCAATTGATTGGCGAACCTCTGATTGCAGTTTGGCATTCTTCTCTTTTTGTACGGCTTGACACTCAGGTAAATGCAAATTCTGATAAACGTTACAATCTACAGTTGTAGTTTTAGTTTCTGCATTCGTAGGTGCTGTCGTAGCAGATCCGCCAGTAGGTTGCTTTGAATTATCTTTAGTCGTGACAGTCTTGTCATTAAAAGTGCCCAATGCATTACCAGCTTTTAATTTTGTATATCCCCAGTAGCCAAGCATAGGCACAATCATTAAGAGCAACAAAATAAGAAATGGAAATGATTTAGGGACGTTATGCGATTCAGAAGATATGTAATATTTATATAAATACGGTCGGTAAAAGAACAATTTAATAGAAATTGCATTATTTCGAGTTGAAGCAGCAAAATACTTTTGTACATCCGTATATTCATAAATAAACATCATCGGCCAACCAAACAACCGACGGAGTTTTAAATGCTTCGAGGTTGCTGCTATCGTCGCTGCATTGAGGCGTTTAATATCTTGTGTGATGAGATATATGTCAAAGCCAAAATGGCCGTGTAGCGTCAATGAACGTCCAATATCGAGAATATCCTCTTTCTTCTTAACAACAGCCTGTTTTTTCTTTTTATTGATGTCATCAAAAAACTGTTTTTTAAAGTCAATTGGCAATCTTTTCTGATTCTTAATTGTGTCTTTAATGACTTGGATCTGTTCATTATCAATCTGGTTAAATGAGAAAAAACTATCCATGTGATATAGAACTTGTTCATCAAAAATACCATTAGATACTTTCGTCATGATTGAATCTAAATCACGGGTATCTACATAGATATCCTTCATTAAATCATCAGCACTAAACGCAGGATGTTCATGCGCTTCGTCAAAAATGAAGATCGTCCCATTAGGATAATCACGCCAATCCACGGGCTTGTGAAGCGTTGAGTTAATCGAGATCACACCAGGATAATTAATCCCAATGATATTCGTCACAATATGTCGATTCGGGTATTTTTTTGTGAATTTATCAATAAGATAAATCATGTATTGTGATTTGCCCGTACGTGGCGGAGCATCAATAATATATTGCATTTTATAGTACCTATGCTTTGCCAATCATAATTTTGGCTGATTTAACAGACATAGCAATCGTATAGCAGCTAATGATTGTGCTTAAATAAAAGTCAAATTTAAGAAGATGAATTACAAAGAAAAAATTACTTGGAATACCGTACAGATAACCTTCCAGCATTGTTTTTAATTCCTGAACAAAAGAATTTAAAACCATATAAGTAACAACAGATAAGCCTGCGCCAGTGATAGCCCGAATAATGAAATAACGAGCAAAAAGCGTAAGTATTGGAATAAGTAGAGCTTGCATTATGAGTTCTCCACCAAAATAGCTATGCCATGAATCATTGCAGCAAGACCAATAAACATGCCGATAATTGATAAGACATCGCATAGCTGGCTAATGTCGATTGGAAACGTATAGTTAACAACGGGCAAATAAAGTTGATATGGTGCTGGACACTGTCCAGTCACTTTAAAAAGACCAGTATTAATAGAGCCTAAATCAAGCTCTTTGAATGGCATTGTTGGTTCTTCACCAAATCCATTCTTAATATCCTGCTCGGTACATTCACGGTATTTAGAGGACGTTTTATCATTAGGGTTATATGCTTCGTTCTTACACTTATACATACCCTCAACAGCATCTTTTAAGCTGTCTAATTTTTTATTCGATTCACCTACAGCTTCACTAGTCGCTTGAGTTGAATCCTCAATCTTTTTTAAAGATTCGTTGGCTTTACCAAGTTTCTCATTGGTTTCTTTGCCATTCTTATTTATAGAATCAAGATGTTGATTAGACTTTTCGCCATTTTCTTTAATATTTTTTAAATGCTCGTTAGATGTATCGAGCTTGGAATTAGTAGCATCAATTTTAGAATTGGTTAAACCCAAAGCATCAGTTACTGACTTAAAACCCGTAGAAAGTGAAGATTTTATATCCGAAGACATCGTATTAATCGCACTATTCAAAGAGCTACCCATTGAATCAATTGCTGATTTAATACTTGAACCCATTGAATTGATTGCAGCAATAATCCCAGAACTATCTACATCTTTTCCGTCTTTACCGTCAGCCCCATCTTTTCCATCAGCACCGTCTTTTCCATCTGCACCTGGAGTACCAGGAGCGCCATCAGCCCCATCTTTTCCATCGGATCCATCTTTACCGTCAGCCCCATCTTTTCCTGGAGGGCCCGGCGGTCCAGGAGGACCCGGAGTACCTGTTCCGGAATTATTAGGGTCATTGGGGTTGGGTGTAACTGGAGAGTTTTTTACACAGATTTGCTTGCCATTGAATGAACCTGATACATAACCTTTTGGGCATCCTGTAGGGGGACGATCACAATATTTTCCACAAGTAGGATCATCTGGAGTTTCTGGAGGCACAGGTGTATTCGGTTTTGTAGTAGATGAAACAGGACATGAAGAATCTTTTTTAGGATCACCAAATATAAGGTGTAACTGTGGATCTGAACCTCCAATTGCTGGACCAGAATATTTACATCCCATATAACAAGCTGTCTCTCCAGCGATTTTATTATGATATGCCTCAGTTTGATCTAAATCCCAATTAGACCAGCCTGGAACATTAATAGGATTAGATGTGACTGTTGGAGGACATGAAGCAACATACGTAACGTCTAAAGAAAACCATGTAGAACCACCAGCGTAGAGCGCTCTAATTGTATAACTTGTATCAGATCTTTTATCGTAAGCACATGAAGCTACATTAGGACGAACAGACTTAAAACCAGCACACCAATCTTCAAGAGTTTCGTACTGAGTAACACCATTTGTATATGCGCCACTACCTTGCCAAGCTGCATACAAATTTATAGATAGAACTGAAATAAAAAAGAAAACTAAATATTTAAAAAATCTCATAAAAATTCCTTAGATATTTAGAACATCATTTTATGTATAGAAATCCAAACAAGGATAACTATGAACCAGTTAACAAATGAATCATCCATAGTTATCCCCTAGAAAATTACTTCTTCTTAACCAATGCTACGATTAAGCCAATAATTGTGACTGTTACGGCCAACGTAATAATAATGATGCCCGTACCATCTACAGTTTCAGTTGCACCTGAATCAGTATATGCAGTCTGAACATCTGCCATTTTGATCGCATTAGCATTTGATGCAGCTAAACCTGTACCAATTACACCTGCTGCCATAGCAGTATTACGAAGACCAATTAAACGTTGTTCACGTTGTTTATTTTGAGCGTCCATAGACGTTTCTCCTCAGTTAGATTTACTTATTAATCCCTTTACTGCTCTCACAACGAGAACGGTAAAGTATGTTGCGATTATTGTTATTAAGAGATAATCGCGAACCTCGTTAGACAGCGTTGGAATGATTGAAAATTCAACCCAGTTCAGGCATGCCTGTGTTGCCTCATCTATCGACTGACAAGCGTACATTGCGCACCTTCATGAATAATTTGAATCCATCTATGCAGAATCTAATGACCCCATACAGAAAGAAAAACCAAACTAAAATTTCCATTTATCCAACCCTGTCAAATCTTTTTAATCTTTTTTTCGATGTACAAATAAGCCGATTGAAAAACCAATTAATGCAGCTATAACCAGTGCAATAAACAGCCAATAACTTTGCATGTACTACCCCTGACAACGGTAATAATGGACAGAAAAAAGACCGTGAGACGTAAACGATTTACCGCACTTCTTGCACTGATATAGAAACTGTGTCATTATAAATATTACCTAAGTTATTGATTTAATTGACATATTATACATTATACGCAATGTTGTTATTTTGATCATTGCTATGCATTTGATTACTAAGCAATTTTCTGATCAGGCTGTTTCTTTTCTTCTAGGTTTAGCACCTTACCATCACCAGCCGTACGGAAATAAACGTTGCCATCAACCGCTACCAATGACACAGGAAGATAAATATCTTTGTTCATGTAGCACTTATAAAACTCTAATAAGTGCTGATGCTCTGGATCGACTTTGACTGGTTGCGAGCAATCCACCATTTCTTCTAAACCACGATCAAATTTCTGTGATTTAAAAATAAGACGCATATTCGGCTGACCAGTCTTCTGGTCAGGTTTAACGTCAATCTTGAGTAATTTGGCATTAAAAATAATTTGTGCTGACATGATTAAAATCCTTATGCAACGATGCGTAGTCCACGCTGATTAAAAGTAGAAACAGGTTCGATAAAATTGCTTGGTAGTTGAGATTCGAAATTAACTTCGATGTGTTTAACAAATAAAATGATGTTGTTCTTAGTCTGAACATGTAGGTTCTGGAGAGTCAGCTTCGAATATCCGCAGCTCATAAGTTTATTAACGAGCAAAATAAATTGAGCTTTGCTATAACGGCCACGAACAGCGTCATAACCCTCAGACTCGATAGCTTTATAAAACTCAAAGGTATTACGAGCCTCAGTTAATGAAACAGCCCCAGCCTTAGAAACCTTCTTAAAACGATTAAAAACAATAATATAAGCCGTGAAATGATCTAGATTCATTTCAGGTCTAGAGTTCAAATTCCTGATATATTCCTCAGTAAAACCACACTGAACTAAATCAGAAATATACTTAAAGTACTGATGCTCAAACTTAGCTTTAGCCTCAGCATGACCCTTATTCTCTAGAAATTGATAAAACTGAAAAATCTTGTCTGAACGACCTGCCGTAACAATGTCATTTTCTCTAACTTTCTGTAATTTATTGCAAATCTCTTTAAAAATAGTTTCATGATCTGTAGCTTTCATAGTCTGACCCTCTAGGGCTTTAAATAGTTCACGGTTGGCTTTTACCCACAAATTACGCAAGAAATAAGGATTTTCACGTTGATAACGAATTAATTGAAAAAGATTAGTAGGTATATTTAATTCACGAAGTGCGAAGGCTTTAATGCCAGTTTCAAAACGTAATAGACCCTTTGCATATTCTTGAAGTTCAGGATCAGACATAACGGCAACAACACGTTGAGCATTCTTGTCGTTCTTCTTAGCCAATTCTTTAAGGTCTGCTAATTGGTCCATGAATTCACAGTGTTTACCGTAAACCTTGCGTGCAAAGCGTTTAGAACGCTCAGCACCAAAATAAACAGTGTTCTTATGAATCACTTGTTTCTCAGATTTACCGATGTACTGAGTTGATAAATTCCTAAGAAACTCAAGAGCTTTACGGACTTGATTCTCATCTTGTAAACGAGCCGAATAAGTTACATCCAAGTGTTTAACCTCAGTTTCACTTATCGCTAACAGCCCATACAAAACAGGTTGAGTCTCAGCCAAATAGCCCAGCATCTCCAAAGCTCCCTGCTCTATCCAGTCAGTCCCGTAAACGTTATGACCTTGAAGAATCTTTGCTGGACTGCACTTAAGCTCAACATAAGGGATGTAATGCCCCTCATGAAAAAACTTAAACGCCATCTCAGTAAAGGAAGTCGGCAGCTTAGAGTAAGGATGATTTAAAACATGATGTTGAACCTTGCCATCGTCATCCTTGTAACAAGAGCGTGACTCAACTCTGATACCGATATCGAATAAATCCATACCAAAAACACAATACTTGCCATCCTCTCGAATATCGACGAGAGACATATCAACAGGTATATGCAATACGATTTTATCCAACATAATTCAGCCCAAAGCAGAACCAGCCCCAAACGTGCAACAACATCACACGCAACATTTTGACAGAAATATAACAGAATTGCGCGCAACACTGCAACGTGTGACACAATAATGTTGTTGCATTAAACAATGTTGAGACATCACATGAAAAAGTCAGACTTATCAAAAACTTATAGAGTTCGTGGGGAATTCGTAGAATCGATTAAAGAAAAATCACTTGATTTTATTATTGAAACTAAAGAAAGAATCGAAGAAGCAGACATAATTAATGCTTTAATTTACAAGCACTTGAAAGATATTAGTGCTAAAGATGTAACAAAATATATCGAAGAAATAAAAAAAGCAGATTGATAATAAACGTCGACCCCGAATACTAGGAAATAAAGATGAAAAATTAACTATGCACCTCATTGGTGCATTTTTTAATTACGCGAAAGTCTTAATTTTAAGACCATAGTCCACCGCTAGAGATGGTGGACGAACTTTCCCTCTGCGACAAAACATGTCGCTTCGCTCTGCTCAATCTCAGGTCGTGATCGTCGTTGTCGTCGTCGTCGTTCCCTCCTCCTTCTCCGCCTCCTCCACTCACTTCGATTTCGCATAATGAAGATTGATGTTAAATATCAATCGGTGCGATTGTTATCATCGCATTGTTGACATACAAAAAAAGACGTGTAAAACACGTCTTTATTAATATATCTAACACATTGATAAGTAACATAATCTAGAGATTATACGAAGCATTTCAAAAATAAGCCTTTAGGATCAAAGGCTTATATCTTCTTACAATGGTTTAACCTGTGGTAACTCAACCGCTTTAACAATGTATTTCAGAGTTTTACCCGAAGTAACCATTTCAAATGTAATGTCCGCTTCCAGTGGAAATTTATGTTGCTTGAGCAACACTAAGTTTGTACGGTCTTGCCAGTTAAAAACTTCACACGCATTACCAACCGCATTACCTTGCGATAGATCCAGCGGAACTTCACAGTACAAAGCTACGTGGTCATAGTGACGGCCATCCTCAGTTTTAAAATCAACTGACTTGGCACCCAAGATTTTTACTTTGTTTTTAAATTGCATCATTGCTACATTCTCCGAGCAGTTATAAGCACATGATCCATACGCTTTGGAAAAGCCAAAGGATCAGAGCAAGTGATTAAATTGATGAGTTCTTCAGGTTCGAAGACCTCTTTAAAAATATTGATATATTTACCGTATTGATGCTTTAAGTTCTTAATTGCAGTATCAAAATGAATCTTCGCAGTCTTCTGAATCGTTTCGATTCGGGCTGGTTGAATATCATCAGCAAGCGACTGGAAACATGGATATGCAGCAATAAAATATTCTGACGGAGCCAAAAGCATGTCGAATGGCAAGATGCGGTCTACTGATTTAAATTCGACTTCAGCACGCTGCCAATTATCATCCGGATCACCCTCAGCACGACCTTTCTCATACAAACGCATATATTTGCCTGATTCACGGCTACCGATCACAAGCGTGCGTCCCTTTCCTGTCGGACGTTTCCAGTTGCCTTTATGCTCAACATTAGGCGCACGATTACCACAGCTAAAGCCACCTAAACCATCCTGCATATTGCCCCAATCAACATTGACGTTCTTACCTTCAAAGTCATCGTGTGCAATGTCTACACGAGTTAATTTAGGACGTTTGGCAAGGGTTACAAGGAAATGATAAAGGCGAAGCTCCCAGCCTGGCTTTGCAAATGAACAGCCACGGCCGTTTAACATAATCAAAACGGTATTTCTCTGACCACCAATGCACAAAAAACCAAAATCTTCACCTAAAACATAGCTTTGCTCATAAAAGTTAAGACCAGAATTACGGCAGAATGAAGCAGAAAATCCAAAAATATGCTCTAAATGAGGGTCAAGAGCATCAACAGCAGACGACCAAAGATGCTCATCCTTAACAAACTCGTCATCTTTCCAGTATTTATCGCCCATCGTTTCGATGCCAATTGTGAAATTTACCCAGTCAATGACTGCAATTTCATTCGGTGCCGGTAAACGGCATTCGATTGGTTTTACACCTTTCGAAGTTGAAACCATACGTTGATAAGGGATTGCATATAGCGGATGCTGATCTTGAGAATTATCAAATGGAGTCTTCGTATCCACACCCTTTACCCCCATCTTATTAATGGGGTTACTAACTGCTGCATTTTTCAACCCCCCCCGCTGTACAGTGGGTATTGATTGTTTTTTAAGCGAACCCATTAGCAAATCCCCAATGATCTAAGTTTGTCGTTTTCTTCTTTTAGTGAATCGCAGTAAGCAGCAACGGTCGGATTCTTATAGCCCCACTCTGTCATCGCCATTTCAATGTGAAAAAGGACAAGCTCAGCTTCATAAGCTGGATTGCCACCAATAATTAATTGGACACCTCGATCAAAAATGATCTTAGCGACGATCTCAAAAGCTAGTTCTTTTTCCATTTTATGATTTATCACAAATGATATTTGAATGATTTATAACATCTAATTTGTGATTTCGCAACATATCATAAAATATAAATCATATATGATGTGATCCCCTTCAGGAGAATGAACAATGGCAGTAACAGTTAGACTTAGAGATGAAGAAGAACAAATGGTGAATGATGTAACACTCAAAATGATTGTAGAAACAAAGGTTAGAATTAAGGATTCAGATGTATTGCACACGTTAATTAGAAAACATCTAAAAGACATAAAAACAGAAGATGTTATGAAATATAGAGCCGACTTCCTTAAAAAAGACGACTAATAATTTATATCGAACCAGACTATTAGGATCACAGAAATGAAAGCCCTACTCATCCTTTTAATAATTGGAATAGCCTTCGGCTATTTCATTTATAAAAGACAAAAACAGAGAGATAAAAGCTTAAAGGAAATCGTGAAAGCAACCTTCCCCAAATACACAATCATAGAAAAATTTGATACGGTAATGATCTGTGAAATAAATCACAGAAACGAACCAGACGAACTAATATTTATAAGAACTGGCGAAGCCAAAAAAATAAAGAAAGAAGGCCGAAGAATAACAGCAACCTACCCTCAAAAACCAACGAAAAACCAGCTAAAAAAAGATTTAGGGAAATATCTAAATTAACCCATATACGCGCCCAGCGGGCGTTTGGTCGAACGTCCCTCCTCCCGCACGCCCGCTGGGCGCGCTGGGTTTCGCATAATGAAGATTCATGTTAAATCACGCTGATTTGCATTAAAAAGTATTGCAAATCAGCTATGTAACATAATCTTCGGC